TCGTAGCAATCCCACCTTGAAATTGGGTTTTTACTATTTACCAAAGCCTTGTAATGGTTTGTTGACAACCATTCAAATAAATCCTTTTCTTTCCAATTTTCCATATAGCTAATATACTATTTTTTTAATTAAAAATCATAGTCATCATTAACAAATTCAGGCAAACTATTTTCGTTTATTAAAAAGCTAAAAGGTTTAAAACTTCTATTTCTACTTCTTTTGCATTCAACTGTAACCCAACCTTTATTAACGTGGTTCTTTTCAAGTTTGATTTGTGTTTCTGCTTTCTTTTCCAAAAAGCTACCAAGATGCCCTGTGGGTTTATCGCTACCGTAATTTGAATGTATAATTGTTACAATATGGCATTTATATAAATCTGTCCAAGACATAAGTTTTTGAACTGCGTAAGAACATTGTTCTAAATTGTTAACATCAGAAACTAAATCAGCAACCCCATCAATAATAATTAAACCTATGTTTTTACCGTCTAAAGTATTTTCTAAAACATAATCTATAAAATCAATTCTGTCGTTTGGGTTCATATTTCTTAAAGCATAGGTGTAATATTTTTCATCTGCTTCCAAACCGTTCATAATTATTGGTCTTCTAAAAACCTTTTGAGCGTGAAATCTACCTTGTTCAGTATCAAAATGAATTACGTTTCTGCCTTTTCTATGCCCTTTTATTTTTCCTGTAAATTTATTGCCACCGCCTAAGTATGCAGATGTTAATAAACTTGTAAAAAAACTTTTACCTACTTTTGGTGGTGCTTGTACGAAACTAAAATTACCGTAAGTTCCTATTGGTATTTGATATTGTGTACTTGTTCCATCTGTATTTTGTTCCGAATAAGAACCGCAAGAAATAGCAACAGGTGGATATTTTACTTCTTCGGAGATGTCAACATAAGCATCGCTATAAAGCAACTCCATTTCCATTCTTTTAACTTCCTTACTATCATCTGCCGTTGTGTTTTGATTCATCTTCTTTGTATTTGATTATTCTTGCTTTAAAAAATTTACCTAAAATGTTATCGTTTAAAAATTTATCAGTTTCTAAAACCTTTTCTTGAAATTGTAAAGCGGTTTCATAGTAAGTCATCATTGTTCTATTATAGCAAATGTAAACTATTTCTCTGTAACAGTCTTTAATTAACCATTTTTTTGTTTCTGAATTACTACCTGTATATTTTAACCAATTACTTTGAATGTAGTCAACACGCTTTCTCTTATACCCTTTTAATGGTGGTTTAGTGCGCTTGTTAAGTAGTATTTTCTTGCCAATATAGTATTTACTTTCTTGGTGGTTATGTATTCTGTAAACGAAGCCAATTGCATCGGTTGGTAAATCTGTTCTGTCTTTTATTTGTTTCCCTTTATAGTGCCACATAAATTTATTTGTAATTTTAAATAAAAAAAGAGGGCAACCCTAACGAATACCCTCTTTTTTACTTAATTAGTTAAAAAGTTAAAATGGTAAATCAACTTCTTCCTCTTGCTGAACTTCAACTTTTGCTTCTGATTTTTGAACAAAACCTTGCAAATCATCAGAAGAATAATAGATTTTTCCGTTTGCCACATAACGCTTTTTTTCTTTGTTCTCTCTTTGTTCCTTTGTTTGTGGAATTGTAAAAGAAACATTTTTACCGTAGTTTCCTTCTTCAAAGATTGAAAAGTTTAATTTAAGTTTCTTTAACTCTTTACCATTTTCATCTTTTTTTGGCACTAACTCCTTTTGTGAATTGTAAGTTAAAATACTCTCAAAGTATTGAGATAACTTTTTAATTTCATCTAATTGTAATTCTACATCTCCTAATAAATAACTTTTGTTGCTCATAATTCTAATTTTAATTGGTTTATTTTTAATTCTATTTAGTTAATAATTCTTTTGTTTCCTTTGAAACTTTGTATTTCTTTTCTACGTTTGCAAGTGTACCACCACCTTTTAAATACGCTATAACTTTTGTAAATTCAGGTGTACCTTTATTTAGCCAATCCTTATTGTTTTCTAAAGTTGTTGTAGTTTTACTTTTAGCTTCTTTACCGTGTGTGTTTGTACTGTCAGCATCTTTTGTATCATCAATTAAAAATAAGCCATTTAAAGCGTACTTTCTTGAATAAGAAGAACTACTACCAAAACTTTGTGCAATGTCCATACCTTTTCTGTTTGGGTCTATACCCGCTTGTGCTTTTGTATGTACTTGGTTCTCTCCATCAGATATAACTGCAACTGATTCTACGAATATAATACTGCCTAATTGCTTTATTTCATCTGAAACCGTAAGTGTACAATTGTATTTATCTAAAAGCGGTTTAACTGCTTCTAAGATGTCTTCACAACTTCTATAATTGTACTTACCAAAATTATTTCTTTGGTTCTTTGGTGCTTTTAATTCTGCTTGAATTTTATTTAATTTATCCATTTTATTTGTTTTTGTAAATATAGTTAAAATTTATTTATTAATTGAAACATTTAAGTTTAAAAAGTTTCTTGTTCCAAAAGTTGGTATTTTAATTTGGTAATTTATTTTAATATCTGTTAGGTTTGGGTCTTCTTTTAAGTGCATTTCTATTTGCTTTTTTAAGTTATCCCAAGCGGTTTGATTTACTTTCATAATTTAAAATTGTTTTATGATTTCTATTTCTGCATTTAATATTTCTATTTTTATCTCAGTTTCTAACCTTTGCATTTTATGGTGTAACCACAGGTTGTCAGATGCCTTTGCATATTCTTGTAAAATTAATAGCGTTTCTTTCATAATATTTGTTTTTGATTATGGTACAAACTTACAACACCTTTTTAGTTTAGCAACTATTTGAAATGTTAAAATTTTGTTAAAAAAAATAAAGCACAAAAAAAATAGAAGCCATTTCTGACTTCTATTTAAAAAAACAAGTTATGAATAAAAACAAGAATAAAGAGGTAATCAATCTCTTATGTAAATATACAACATACATTTACAATGCAACAATAAAGTTGTTTACAAGCCTATTAAATAAGGTTTGTTAATAAGTATAAAAATAATAAATGCTTAATATAGCAATTTCCAAAAATCAAACCTGTAAATTTACCCCATAATAAAACTAAATCATTACTTTTTAATAATTGGCTTGTAACATATAAAATATATATTTATCAAAAAATATTAGCAAAACATTATTATCAAAAAACATTTACTTGTATAAGAGAATAATTATATTTAATAGTGTTTTATCTGTTTAATAATTGTATATTTGTATTATTAATAAGTTTTTTGCTTGAAGATAAACGATAATACCCTACACCTTAAAGGTGGAATATTATAAACTGTATCAGCAGTTGTGTTTATTGTAGAGGTGTTATTAGGTTTAGGAAATCAGCAGAGGAATTCTGAATTGAGCCTAAAGGAAAGCATTCCATAACTGAAATTTGGACAAAGAACTATTTAATATACTTATCTACTAATTTTCTTGCAAAAGACCTGAACCCAAGTACATCAATAACAATAGCACCTAAAACGTATTTATACCAGTTAGGTAATTGATTTAGATTCTCGTAAGAAATCCTAATATCTTCTGAAAGGTTTATAAAGTTACTTTCTTTAACCGCTATAATAAAAGGTGTAATAGTAGCGATAAAAACAGGTGTTAAAAATAAGTATGTTACAACTTCATCCTTAAAACTATGCTTTTTGTCTTGTGCAGTTATTAAATCAATCTGATTGTCGCTATCTGTATTAGAAAGGATTCTATCAACGTTTGCTTTTGTTTGTGCTTCTATAATAGCAAATTCTTGTTCAAGTTTTATTTGCTTTAATTTAGATTTATTAGATAAAAAGTCTTTACCAATTCCTAATAAATTTCCAATAAGTCCAATTATGCCCATCTAAATTGTATTTGAAAGTATAATATAAATACATTAACCTCTTTAAATTCAAAACCCTTTTCAGGTTTAAAATACTGCCATCCAACCATCATTGCGTTTGGTGCTAATAATACTAAATTTATTTCCATATTTATTTTCTGTTATCCCAACGTGCTTTATAATCCCTAATATCTAAATGCGTAAACGTATTATATCTACCAATACCACCAATATAAAAAGAACCTAACATCTCATTTGTAAGTAAATTATTTACAACATCAACAACTTCATTAGGTGTAAAAGTATTTATAGTTATATCAGAAGCCTTACCTAATTTATGTTGGCTTCTTTTAGAACCATTTATAAGACTATTATGTACTTCACATCTGTAAGCACTATTAATTTTTATAGGTTGCTTTACGTAATCCCTGATGGTCTGTAATTGTATTGCTAACAGTTTAACATTGTCTAAAACTGAAATAGGCATATCACAACCACATTTGCATTCAAATTCAGACTTAGAGAAATTATTTGTTAGCTTCATATTTATTTATTTTTATTCATTAAATACCATTTTTGGATTGTGTAACCAATTACAACTAAAGTCAAAACGATTTTTAATCCTAACTCAATAGTAGTAAAATTTAAAGCCATAGCTAAACCGTTTAATCCGTATATTTTCAAATCAATTAATTTCATTATGTGTTAGAATTTATGTTTTAAGTAGCTTAAACCTGCAAATCCGTGCATTCCTTCGCTCTCTAAATCTTGATTGTAAGACTTCCAACCATAAGGATGGTCTTCTTGTCCGTGCCACATTGCGTCTATGTGGTAACGCTCTGAAATAACCGTTTCTGTTAACTCTTCGCCGTCTTCGTCAAAGGTTGCATCGGCTAAAACAATATGCCCTAGTTCAACTATTGAGAATTTAAAGTCTGGTATTAAATTACCCTCTTTGTCTTCTGTATGTAACGCTTCAAACTTTGCGTTAAATTGCTCTTTGCTATTAAAAGCATACTTTGCTATGTTCATTTTATATTATTGGTTATTATATTAACTTATGGTTATAACTATTAGTTATTATGTAAAGGTTTCTTAATTATCTTATCTTATTGTATTCCTTATGTAAAGATTTACTCTTGTTGTTATTATAGATGTATTTGCTACACTTGTGTTAATGCTTGCAATTCGCTATTTGATAATCTTGTGTTGTAAAGTTTGAAATCATTTACTGTATCTGATAAATTTCCATAGCTTGAGTTTCCACCAACTGATAATCTACCTATTATTCCGCTTGGAAATAATGTACTTGTACTTGTTCCCTCTAAATTACCATCAACATAAAGAGAATAATCGCCAGATTTATAATTAACCCCTATTTTATGATTTCCAATACTTAAAACATTACCAAGTATAACTCTTGTAATACTTCCAGATGATTGTCTGATTTTTAAACCTATTTCATTAACAGGTGTTGTGTCTAAAAGAATGAAATCACTTATTCCGCCATCATCTAATGAAAATATAAATTTAGGACTAACATTAGATACATTAAAATCTATAAATATAGTTCCCTCAGTTTGCCCTATCTCACTACTCAATCCGCTTTTACTAGCAGTTTCCGCTACTCTTGTAACCGTAGAGCCTTCTGTAGCTGGTAGCATTAAAGATGTTGCGTATGGTAATGCTTCTAATTGAGCGCCGAATATGTAGACACCTGATGTTCCGTCTCCTTGATACGATGTTGAATTATCTGCGGATGCTAATTGGATAACAGGATAAGAATCAGTAGTTGTTGTTAAATAAGTAACCGAACACTTGTACCACCCATTAACTAAACTTTTAATTTCTGCTGACAAACCTGTAACTGTTCCAACAACTCCATTTGATAAATCAAAATAAGCAGAAGAACTAAACATATTATCATTAGTCAACCTTACCCAATTTCTACCACCTGCTTTTGCATAAAAATAGTGAGTATTTTTAATTCCACTTGTTATTGTAACACCTGATTTAAATAATTTATGGTTACCATTATTAGAACCTTCAACCAACTTAAAAGCACCTAAAGGATTGTCTACACTTGGTGATGAAAAACCTTGTACTTCTTTTACTGAAACAGAACGTATTAACCAAAATTTAGCATTCTCATCAGGAACAGCATAAACATACAACTGACTTGTGGATATGGCTTTTAAATAAACTGTAAATACTTGATTTGCTCCAATTGTTACATCTTGAGTTGCTCCTCCAAAATCAATGCGAATATTATTAACAAAAGCATTACCTTGCTCTAACTCTATTTCTAATTTATAGATATTACCAACAACAGGCGTAGATGATAATGCTGAATTAGGTAACGTTATCCCTGACCAAGCAGGTGCACCTGTATTCATTGTAACATCAACCCTACCAACACTTTGCCAAAGGATTGTTGCTCCATTATATCCCGCCCAATTACCAACAGTTGTTGTAAATTCTCTATCATTTTGTAATGTAATCAATTCCGCTCCCGCAGTACTCGCATCTCCCTCAATACTAGCACCACTTTTAGTCCAATAGCTATTCCCAAAAGATAAAGGGTACGTTATTAAATTTGTACTTTGTGGTTCTAACAACAAACTAGGACAAGTACCATCGCTATAATCTAAACGTGGCACATTTATAGCCATTTCTTCTATTAATCCATCTGAATTAATCCTATTTGCTACTCCTGAACGTGAGAAGTTTAAATCTGCATCTCCGTTTGTAGGTAATACAGAGTAA